ACGAATATAGCGGCCGCACCAGTAAAAATGCTTACTATGTCATTGGAGTTGATGTAGGTCGTATTGGATGTACAACCTAGGCCTGTATTTTTAAGGTGACGCCGCAACCTCAAGGAGTTGCATTGAAGTCTCTTGTAAATATATATACTTATGAGGCATAGCATTTTGAATAGCAAGCTATAAATATTAAGCAACTGTTTTATAGATATAAAGCTAGATCAATTGCATTAGATACTAATGGTCTTGGAATAGGTCTTTTAGACTTTATGGTAAAGGCCCAGGAGACACCAGATGGATAGTATCTTCCACCTTTTGGTATTTAGAATGATGATTAGGGTATTTATAAGAAATATTTTAAAGGTGTAACAGATGTTCAAAAAGATGCTATTTTCCAAATTAAAGCTAATGCTCCTATTAATACATAGGCATATTCATTTGCTCAGACTCAAATGTCAAGTGGGAAGATTAAATTTTTAATTGATGAAGCAGAAGCAAAAGCTAAGTTAATGGAAACTAAACAAGGTCAAAACATGACGCCTGATAAGAGAAATGAGTATTTGAAGCCTTTTGTTCTTACTACTATTTTAAGAGAACAAACATTGAATCTCGTTGAAGATAACGAAGGTGTTAATATTATTTTAAAACAAGAGAATAGAGGTATTAAAAAGGATAAATTCTCTTCTTTTGTTTATGGATTATATTATATTAAACAATAGGAAGATAGAAGAAAAAAGAGAAAAGGAAGAGATATTAGTAAACTTCTCTTATTTTCTTGAGGACATTTTTTGAAAAGAAAAAATTATATTTTTTTAAATATAAATGTAAAACAGAAAGGAGAAATATATTTTTATGAGAAGTTCACGAGCAGAAATAAAGATAGAAGAAATTTTGTCAAATGCAGGTCTTAACTTTAAAGAAGAGTATAGTTTTCCTGACTTAATAGGACAGGGAGGTCATGCCTTAAGGTTTGACTTTGCTGTCTTTGATGATGATGATGAATTGGAATTTTTGATTTAGTATCAGGGAATCCAACATTATAAAGCAAAAAGTATCTTTGGCGGCGTTTCTGGGCTAAATAAGCAACAGTATTATGATATGCAGAAACGTTAGTATTGTAAGAAGCATGGGATTAAATTAATCTTAATTCCGTATTGGGACGAGAATTTAATTACATATGATTACATTATGGAAAAAGCGGATATTTTTTGATGAAAGGTTAAGGTGACTTCTTTGATAAATAGAGCAGCAGAAATAAGAAAACAAAATTTAATGCTAGAAGGCACCGGCAATGGGAGATTAGATTATTCAAAAATAAGAGTTGGAGCTAAAACACTTGAAGATGCAATTTTAAATATTGGAGAATATAAAAGAATCAATCCTATTCTTGGTGATAAAAAAGAAGTATTAATGGCGATTAATACTGGTGATGTAGAAAGAATGAGATAGATTTCTAATTTCTTTTATAAGACTAGTGGTATCTATGCTAGATTATGTAGATATATGGCATATTTATATAAATATGATTGGTTTATTACTCCATATATTGAAAATTGTGAAGGTTTACTTGATCAGGATAGCGGCCTGGGTGACGTCGGGGCAGGCTAGACTTAGGCAGATAATAAAGCCCGCAAAAAACAATTTGCTAATTTCTTTAAAGTATTAAAATATTTTGAAGCATTTTAGGTAAAAAGATTTTGTGGTGAAGTTGCTCTAAAAGTCATCAGACATGGTTGTTACTATGGATATTTAATTCCTAGACCAAATAAAATGACTATTCAAGAGTTGCCTATTAGATACTGTCGTACTCGTTATAAGGTTGACAATAGACCAGTTGTTTAGTTTAATATGCACTATTTTGATGATCATTTCCATGATGAGAGACAGCGGCAAGCAATTTTAAAATTGTTCCCGCCAGAGTTTAAAAAGGGATATAATTTATATCGTAAAGGTAAATTAATGCCAACTTTTCCTGGTGATACTCCAGGATGGTATTTATTAGACCCTAAGAGTACAATTAAATTTAATCTTAATGATTAGGATTATCCAGCTTTTATTTCTGTTATCCCTGCTATTATCGACTTAGATAATGCTAAAGATTTAGATAGAAAGAAAATGGCTCAAAAGTTAATGAAAATTATTATTCAAAAAATGCCATTAGATAAAAATGGTGATTTAGTATTTGATATTGATGAAGTTGGAGAATTTCATAATAATGCAGTTAAAATGCTTACAAGAGCGATAGGAGTAGATGTTTTAACTACTTTTGCGGACGTTGATGTCGCTGATATGTCAGATCGAGGTACTACAACTACTGTAGATGAATTAGCAAAGGTAGAAAGAGGAGTTTATAATGAAGCTGGTGTTTCACAGCAACAATTTAATAGTGATAATAATACTGCTTTAAATAATTCTATTCTTAATGATGAAGCATCTATGTATAATCTTTTAGTACAATTTGAGTCGTTTTTAAATTTAATGCTTGAACAATTTAACAAATCTCCAAAGAAATGTTATTATCAAGCACAGTTTTTAACAACTACTATCTATAATTATAAAGATTTAGCAAAGTTGTATAAAGAACAGGCGCAAATGGGATACAACAAAATGTTACCTCAGGTAGCACTTGGACAAACTCAAAGCTCAGTATTAGCTAATGCGTACTTTGAAAATGATATATTAGATCTTGTCCGTGTATTTGTTCCTCCGCTTACTTCTAATACAATGAACGCTGAAGCACTACAAGCGCGGTCTGCGGCTACACGCGGAGGCTCGGGTCAAGCGGGAAATACTCCAGGTCAATCTGGAGAAGGGGCCGGCCGCCCTTAGAAATAGGATAATCAAAAAAGTGAAAAAACATTACAGAATAGAGAAAGTATGTAAGGGGGTAAAATATGAGTTTAGCGCATAAAAGTGTAGCGACGATAAAAAGTCCAGAGTTCATTAATCTTACTCCTCTTGATATTAATCCCTTAATGTCCGCATGTGAAATTAAAGTTTTTTATATTGGACAAAACCGTAATAAGAGTTTTATTTCTAAATAGGTTGCTACTTAGATGGCAAAGACTCTTAGAGGTGCTCCTATTGTTGGGTATTATAAACCAGATAAAGAGGATTTTACAGATCATGGTGAAGAAATAACGATTGATGGGGATGGTGTTCATTTTAAAAATAACACTAAGCCATATGGATTTGTAGCTCCAGATGCGAAAGTCTGGTTTAAAGATTTTGAAGAGGAAGATGATTTTGGAAATTCCATAATTAGAACTTATCTAATGACCACTGGATATTTGTGGGAAGGTCAATTTGAAGAAGCTAAAAAAGTTTTTGAAGATGATGGAAAACCTCATTCAATGGAATTAGATGAAAAAAGTTTAAAAGGACATTGGGCAACAAACCCAAATAATAATATGGAATTTTTTATAATTAATGACGCAATATTTGAGAAACTCTGTATTTTAGGAGATGAGGTTGAACCTTGTTTCTAGGGTAGTGGTGTAACTGCTCCAGAGGTTAGTACAACCTTTTCTCTTGATGATAATTTTAAGCATACTCTGTTCACTATGATGGAAGAATTAAAGTATGCTTTAGAAGGAGGCAATACTATGGCAAAAGTAGCTGAAGCTTCAGTAAATGAGACTGTTACTACTATAGAACCTGAAGTAACAACAGAATTTACTGAGAATCAAGTTAATGAGAATGAGTCTTCATCTAGTGAGCAAGCGCCTGCTTCAGAATTTAAAAAGGATGATGAAGAGGACAAAAAAGAAAAAGAAAATCCTTCTGAAAATGAGGATGATAAGAAGGATGAAGACAATGGCGGAGGTGCTTCTGATTCAGATGATGACTCTGCTAATGAAGAAAAGAAAGATGAAGAAGATAAGAAGAAGAAATTCACTGTCCTTGAACAGGAATATAATGAGTTGCAAACTAGTTATACTTCTTTGAAGGAAGAAGTTGAAGAACTAAGAACTTTCAAGAAAAAAATAGAGGACAAAGAGAAGGACGACCTTATTAAAGATTTCTATATGCTTTCTGATGAAGATAAGAAAGATGTTATTGAACATAAGAGTGAATATTCATTAGAAGATATTAAATCTAAATTAGCAGTGATTTGCTTTGAAAAGAAGGTCAATTTTAATTTAGACACTTCTTCTGAAAATGAAGAATCAACAGTAGAAGAGGATGAAAATCCTGTTACTACTTTTGATATTAAGGCAACTGAAGATTCAACAGTTCCTGAATGGGTTAAGGCGGTTGAATCTGCAATGAATAGATATTAATTAGGAGGATACTTAATATGGCAAAAGAAAGAATCGGCTATGGACAAGTAGAACGCCAACACATGGCTGCTCCACATAACGGTCAAATCTATGCTCAACTTCCTGCTCTTAATGCTAACGGTACTCCAATCGCTCAGCTTGAGAATGGACAGTTTTTAAAATATGATTATGCAAATGGTAAGGCTGGAGTTGGAACATCTGGTGATGGCAAAGAATGGTTCCTTGTTTATAATGAAGAAAAGTTATATGACGAGAGATACCAAAATCATAAAGATTTTGCTATGAAGGCAGCAGATATGTCTGATGGTACTATCTATCCTAGACTTTTAAGAACCTTTGTTGGTGATATTTTCACAACAAATACTTTTAAGGGTCCTAAGGGTACTGTAACAGATAAAGAAGGTAAGATTGATGATATTCCGGATCTTGCTATTGGTGATTATGTAGTAATTGGTGATGATGGTTGGTTAGTAAAAGGTACGGGTACAGGAACTGATGGAGTAAATCCTCCAACTGGTACTGGTATTGTTTTCCAGGTTATTCCTCATTTTACACAAATGGGTATGGCGGCTGCTGATAGACCAGCTTATACATTACCTGATGGACAATGGGCTGTGAAGCTTCAAAGAATACGCTGATAAGGAGGAAATAACGATGGCTTTAGATAGAAATCAACTTTTAGCATTAGCTAAGGCTACTGCACGTGCTTCATTAAATCCTTCAACTGCGTTCGCTTGGGGCGATAAGAAATTAACATTTGAAGCTCTTAATGAAGTTTTTCAAAAAGAAATGAATGAACTTGCTGGTACATACGCTTTGTACCGTGAGAATAAGAATACAATTTTCAGACTGATTGAAGAAGGTCTTGATGAAATCCTTCCTGCAAAGGTTATGCAGAATTATGGTCAGTTTGCTGATACTAAGACCTATGCACAAGGTGACAAGCCTGTGTTCCGTGTAAGAGTTAGTGAATACTCTAAGAAGAGAGCAAAGAGCTTTGTAACAAGAGTAGGTCTTGCTGGTAGATATGAGACATTCAAGCTTGATGGATACACAATGGAAGTCAACATGGCTGCATACGGCGGAGCAGCTGAAATCGGCTTTGAGGAATTCCTTGATGGCCGTATTACAATGGCTGATGTTTATAATTTAGTTCTTGAAGGTCTTGATGAAGTAGTTTATAAAGAAATTGCTAAGGCAATGGAATCATTAGCAGACAGTACAAGTATTCCTAAAGCTAATAAGGTTAAGGGAAATAAATGGAATGAAACTGAATTTGACCGTTTAGTTGCTACTGCTGATGTTTATGGCAAGAGTACAATTTATTGTACTTATGAGTTTGCAGCAACTATTCGCCCTGCAAATTCTGGTGACCTTTCTGATGGTATGAAGGAAGATTTATGGAATAATGGTTCTTTCAAGAACTATAAGGGACATACTATTATTGTTCTTCCTCAGAGCTTTGAGGATGCTAATAACTTAGTCAAAGTTATGGACCCTTCCATTGCTTGGATTATTCCTACTGGAGCAGAAAAACCTGTTAAGGTTGCTTTCGAAGGAAGCTCTGCTGTTAGAGAAGTGGAGAATGATGATTGGTCAAGAGAAATCCAGACTTATAAGAAAATGGGAGTTGCAGTTTATAATATAAATCCTGGTATTTGCGTATTTAAGAATACTTCTCTTACAAAGGATAATTTACCTAGACTTACTGGCGCTAATGCTGCAACTTTTGATGCAAATACAAATTGGTACACACTTCCTGACAATTATTAATTTTATTAAGTAATATATTAAAAAAGAACTATAAGGGCTTAAATATTATATAGGGTATAATGTTTAAGCCCTTTTTTTACTAGAGATAAAAGGAGTTTTTATAATGGATAGAAATACAATAATTAAAATTTGTAATAGAGATGACGCGGCAGTATTTTATGATATTCCAGAAATGAATGGATTACATAGAGTTTTTCAGCCAAATGAAGTAAAAGAAGTTACGTTAGGAGAACTTATTAAATTATCTTATGAACCAGGTGGAATGGATTTACTTAGAAATAATTTCATTCTCAATAATAAAGAAGCAATTAATATGATTTTAGGAGAAGTTGAACCTGAATATAATTATACTCCAGTTGATATTAAAAATTTATTATTAAATGGCTCTTTAGATGAACTTCTTGATTGTTTAGATTTTGCTCCAGAAGGAGTAATTGAAATTTTAAAAGATTTGGCAGTTGAGTTACCTTTAAATGATGTAGCTAAAAGAGAAGCTATTTTAAATAAAACTGGTTTTAATGTAACTAATGCAATTGAAATTAAAAAAGAGGTTTAGGCTGATATAGAAAAACCTGCGGCCGGTCCTATTAAGAGACGAGTTACAAAAAAGGCTTAGTCTAGTCCAGCCGAGGAAACCAAAGGCCGCCGCGTGATTAAATAATAAATTAGGAGGTGTATGATGGATGAGATGAATTGTACACCTTTCTCTGTTGTTTATGACAGTTTTCTTTCAAAAATTACAGATGATATGTATATGGAATTAACTCCTTAGGATACTGATAAGATTTTATAGGAATTATTAATTTCTGCTTTACCTAAATTTGAATTTCCAAGACAGAATCTTTAGTATGAAGAAATGCCGATAGAAGGGGAATTTGATGAAATAGGAGAACCATTTACAACACAATGTTTTGTAAATAAATTAACTCAATAGGAAGTAAATATAATTGCAACTTATATGATTGTAGAATGGTTAGGGCAGCAATTAGCTACTATTGAAAATACTCGTATGAAATATAGCGGGAGTGATTTTAAATTCACCTCTCAGGCTAACCATATGCAAAAAATTCTACAATTAAAGAAAGATTACGAGAGAGAGGGATTCCACTTACAGAGACTATATAAAAGACGTAAGAGAGATCCTGAAAGTGGAATTTATAAATCAACAATTAGCTCTATAATGGAGAAACAACCTAGAGGAGGAACTGGCGAATGGAACAAATGGTTTTAACTTTAGGTATTTCTATTAGCAAGAGCGCAATAGATAATAATTTAAAAAGAATTATAAATCAAGTTTATAAATTACTTCCTTTAAGAGAAGAAGGAAAAAATTGGGAAAAACCGTTAGAAACTTTAATCGAGGAACTTGCGGGAATGGCTGATTTAATAGATGGCTAGGAAGAATTATTCTTTTCTATATTATGTAAAATGAAAGGATTGCTTAGTTTAGCTAGTGAACTTGATATGGTTACTTATCGAAGAACTATATTAGAACTTCTAAGTTTACTAAGTGAGTTAAAAAGATATGTCTGCTAGAGATAATATGCGGAAACGGTATCGGGCCGATTTAAATAAAAATCCTAGCCATTCATATGATTTCGGTTCCGGTTTAGATAAAATGAGTAAACGGTTAAGTGTTTTTGGTGGTGAAGACCAATGGACGAGAATGAGATAGGATAAACTAAGAAGTTTGAAAAAAGCTTTATTAGCATCTTATCAAAGAGCAATCGTTCAAAAATATGATGTTAAAAAAGATAGTTTAGCAAATAATATTATTTCTATTATTACTTTACTCCAAGATAATCAAGAGTTAAGTGATAATCAGAATAATATTTTAAAAACATTAGAAGATTAGTATACGAGTTTAGCTGTTATAGATGATAAATATTCAGCTAGGTATATTCAGAGCTTAGAAGAAATTGTTGATTCTCTTACTTCCACCGCTCCTATGTTTAAAGCTCTGATTAATCATGATAAATTAAAAGTGGATTATGAAGATAAGATCCTTTCGATCCCCTTTAGGGAAGCACCGGAAGATAGTGAAGAATAGATAGATACTGATTTTCATAATGGGACTGTCTTTAAATGGGTCCATGGTAATAAAGAAGAATGGACGCCAGACACATATTGGATTGTCTATATGCAGTATTCTGAAGAAACTGCTTATTTTAGAGCGGAAATTCGCAAAGCCGATGAATAGATTTAGATTATTGTTATAGACGAAGATGGTAATGAAAATGCAGTTAGTTATAGAGGATGGATGACGGGACCAAATGAAACTACAGCTCTTTGGAATACAAAGCGTGGTGTTGTTTGGAACGATATGAATTATACCAAGTTATTATATATAACAAAAGATGAAGATACTTTAGCATATTTTCAACGCTTTGATAGGATAATAATTAATGGTAAACCCTGGGAAGTGCAAGCCTATAATGAAAATTATAGTACTAGTAAAACAGGGGATTTTAGTTCAGGTATTATAAGAGTGGCGTTAAAAGAAACATATACTTCTGCGGATCAGTTCGTTAAGGAAGTGAAAAATGCGGAAGCCGCTCAGATCTAGGCGGAGGCTGCCTATGATGCAGAACATACCTAGGCTAGAATTGATGGACCGGCCGCCGCACATCCTTACGATATATTAATATATAAAGCTAAAAATTATGAATAGCCGCAAGACTGGTTCGTTTCTGATACCTCTCTTGTTAAAGTATTAGAGTATAATGAAGATACTTTAAAACTTGAGGTTATTGCTAAAAAGGCTAATAAAGAAGGTTTCCAAATTGGATATGGATAGAATATTATTCAGATTCCTATTGAGCCTCTATGAGATAAAAGGAGTTTATTATGCGTTATGATTTAATTTCAACAAAAAAGATATTTTCTCCCTTTTTCTCTTGTCCATAGGACATTAATAAATTTTTAGAAACACTTTTTATAAAGAACCGTCCTTATAGTAATATATTGAAGCGGTTGTTAATAATTAATTCTCCCGATTGTTTAGATCCGGCAAAGGATGAAGAGTACAATGCTATTGTTGATAAGTATACAGTAAAAAGGATGATCGAAGAAGGATATATTCGATTAAATCCTAAAATTGCTCGTGGAACGCATGAAGAAATTAAAAGTTATATTATTATAACTCAAGATAACTTTTCTCAAAATAGACGTTCTTCACAATATCGAGATTATATAATTAATATGGATATTGTTTGTTATAATGATGCATGGGTATTAAATGAATTAAAAGTTCGTCCTTTAATGATATGTGGGTATATCGACGGTATTTTAAATAGTCTTTCTGATGAAACTAAAGATTCTTCTAAAACATTACCATCAAGAATTAAATTAACTGGTATTGGTTATTATAAATTCTTAGGATGTAATCTTGTAGTTTTGAACGAAGATATTTCAATGTATACGCTATCTTATTTGGGATAGCATTTTACAGAAGACTTGGGAGAAGAACAGGTTGATTGAGAAAATTGCTTTATTATCAAAACGAGATATACCCTATGAAGCAGCGTAGCTTATTATTCATCAACCTACTATAAAGTAGATTTCTTATATTGGAGAAAATAATTTTTTTAAAGGATGTCAATATTTGAATTTTTCTAAAAATAGTCTTTAGGTAAAGGACAAAATTAATTTAGAAAAAGTTTCAGATTTTGAAATATTAATGACGATATTAAAGAATAAAGATTCAAATATTTAGGAAGCTAAAATTTGTTTACAAGAAGTTTTTTTATTAATACTTCCAGATTATAAAGTAGTTTTTCTCCCTACTTGTATATTATTTTCACGTAAAACCTAGGATGGTTTTGAAGAACATTCTTTAACGAAAGAAAATTTCGAGGGTTTTAAAAATATTGTGTCAGAAATGTTTTGTTTGAAATATATACAGGGTGAGAGTGGACAAGGCGGTTATAATCCTGGAGGACCTCAGGCACGAGCATTAGTAAAGAAATTTCAAGAAAGACAGGCTAAATTAGCTAAACTAAAAGGAAAGACTGATAAGACTTCTATTGAAGTTTTATATCGTTATATTTCTGTGTTGGCAGTAGGTTAGCATAAAGATATAAATTAGTTAATGAATTATTCTTTATATCAATTAGTAGATTAGTTTCGGCGTTTTAAAATGGCAGATGATTATGAAACTGTTTTTAGATTAAAATTAGCTGGAGCTAAAGATGTTGAATCCGTCCCTCATTGGATGGGTGATTTAGATGACAAATTATAAGGAGGATACACACAATGAAATTTGGTGTAAGAGAATGTGCAAATATTGTATTCCGTGCAAAACAGGAAACAAAAATTGGTACAAATACATTCCACGTTGGTCAACCAGTCCTTTATATTGATACAGCAACAGCATCTTCAATGGAACAGGCTTCTACTTCTGTGTATGCACAAGGTGGTAGAGGTAATGCAAGATTAATCGCATGGGAAGGTGACAAGACTCTTACTTTCACTTTAACTGATGCTCTTATTTCTCCTGTTTCATTAGCTATGCTTTCTGGTGCTGGACTTGTTAAGGAAGCTGGTAAGAATGTACATGTTCATGCTACGACTAGAGCAACTATGACTATTGATAGTAGTGGTAGTGGTGTTATTGATTTAACAGATGCTTTAAGAACTTTCGGTCCTGTATCAGGTACTAATCAAGTTACTGTTGATGCTGGTACAGATGCACCTATCTTTATTATTTTAACAGAAGATGATGGTTCTATTACTGGTGATATAATTACATCTGCTGCTGATATAACTTTTGCTTATGATAATAGCGGTAAGGGTATTTTAACAATTCCTTCTCCTAAGAAAAATAATGAAGGAGAGGCTCTTAATAAGAGTATAAATGTAATGGTGGATTATTATGTAATTAAGAAAGCAGAAACCGTTTCTGAAATTCAGATTACAGCTGCTGACTTTGCTGGTTATTATTATGTTGAAGCTGATACATTATTCAGAGCACAAGCTACTGGTATTGATATGCCTGCCAACTTAACATTCCCTAATGTTAAAGTTCAGTCTGGATTTACTATTTCAATGTCTGGTACTGGTGATCCTTCTACATTTGATTTTACAATGGATGCTTTCCCTGGATATACTTATTTTGATAAGTCTAAGGAAGTTCTTTGCGTAATTCAAGTTGTTGAAGACAGTAATGCTGCTGCTTCTGAAGGACATAGTGTAATGTTAAGTAACGATGCTAGAGAACATACTGGTCCTTTATTAGGAGATAGTGATATTGGACAGCCTACTGGCATTTGATGAATGAAATGAATTAAATGGGAAGGAAATGAATATTTCCTTCCCATTTTTTGTGTTTGTGGAGGTGGTTGAATATGGCAAGTTATTGGAGACAATTATCGAATCAAAATTTAAGTTCATCTGAATATTTAGATAAAGAAATTCATTCTACAATAATAAATAAATTTGGAGGACAAACTAATAAAGACTGGAGTCAAGAAGAAAAACGAGCCAAATAGTTAGAAAAATATTTATATTAGATAAAAAATTATTTAAATGATGATTCTAAAGAGAATGTTTTTACAGCAAATGAAAAACAATTATTAAGAAATAATTTAGACTCTCAATTAAAAAATTTTTTAAAAACTTCAGGAGGAACAACTTTTGAAAAAGAATTAGTTGATTTAAATTTAGCTTTAATAAAAATTTTTACTTCAGAAACAATTGATATAGAAGCAAAAACTTATTAGATTTGGACAGGTTCACAATTAAATAAAGCTATAGAGAATTTGGGAAAAGATGTAGTAAAAGCTTTTGGAATAAAAACTTATAAATATATAGATAAAATGCACAAGGAAAAAGGAAAATCAGCTTATATTCAATCGACCCAAATAAAAATTGATTTAATAACGCAGGGTGTAGAAGTAGCCCAAAATATACAAGGAACTTCTCATTTACAAAAATTTTTTTAGTTATATGCTAATGCGAGTTTTTCTGCAAAAAATTATAATTTAACTAAAAGAAAAAGAGATATTTCTTTAGGAAGTACGTCATTAGGAAGAATATTTTTTGATTTTTTACCTTTTATAGACCCTATTTTTTCAAACTCTAATATAATTTCTTCTTTTGCTATTGCTTTAATGAATAGAAAAACAGGTATTAATTTATCAGAGCCTAAAGAAGCAGATGAAAGAATTGATATTCATTTAGACCATATTAGAGTAATATATTAGTTACAAGGATTAGGTCAATCAATTAATAATAAAAATAATAATGATATTCAATAGCTATAGCAATATATTAATAGAGGAGTAGATTTTTTAATTATTAATGATTTTGGAAGTGATATAATTCAAGTGGAGAGTACTAGAGCATTGTTGGCAAAATTTTTAGAAGAGGAAAAAAATAATATTTTTAAAATGAGAAATGTTCAAAATTTAAGACATACAGAATTTAAAATTTGACAAAATCTAAAATTTATGTTATAATAAAAATAAGAGTTAAAAAGGAGGTATGACATATGTTATACAAAGATTTAAATTTAAAAGTAAAAGACCAAATTGAAACCATTTCAATTCAAGGACAAGATATAAATATACTTCAATATCTTCCAGTCCGTGATAAAAATGACTTAGTTCAAATTGCACTTCAAAATTCAAGAGAGAATGGGGTTATAAATGAAATTAAACTTGAAATATATTTTAATATTTATATCGTTTATTTTTATACCGATCTTGTTTTTAGTGAGGAAGAAAAAGCGGACCCCGGTCAATTATACGACGAACTCTAGAGTAATGGTATTTTAACTAGAATTCTTGGAGCAATGAATTAGGACGAATATAATAATCTCGTAGATTATTTAGAAAAAATGAGAGCGGCTCAAGATGCTTATGAGAATAGTGCGGCAGGTGTTATTAAGATGTTTATCTAGGATCTTCCGAAGAATGCAACGGAGGCCGCAGATTTATTAAAGAATGTAGATTTAAGTAAATATGAGTAGGTTAATAAATTTGCTGAAGCTGCTAATGGTGGTAGACCTGTTCCTACTCTTGTTGAGAATTAAAAATTCGGACTAAAATGATTAATTTATAGTGCCTTCTTTATAATAATATATAAAGAAGGCACTATTTTTTATTTTAAAAATAAAGGAGGGATGAAGATGCCTAGTTCAAGAAATGGTGGAAATATAGAATTTGGAGTTAGTTTTAAAACAGATTCCAGTTTAGATAAATTAAAAAAATCTCTTCAAGATTTACAAAAAGTAAAATTAGGAGATTTTAAAGGGTCTGCTGATGATTTAGATAGAGTTAAAGAAACTGCTCAAAAAGTAGAATCTATTTTAAGTAGAGCTTTTAATCCAACTCTTAATACTACAAATATTTCTACTTTTAATAATGAATTAAAGAAATCTAATTTAACTGTTGAACAGATTAAATCAGACTTTTCTCAATTTGGTAAAGAAGGATAGTTAGCATTTTCAAGAATGGCTTCTTCTTTATTAACTACTAATCTAAAATTAAAATAGACAAATAGTTTAATAGATAGTATGGGTAAAACCATGGTTAATACCGTGAAGTGGGGAATTGCTTCAAGTGTTATGAATACTTTTACCCAAAGTGTACAAGGCGCTTTTCAATATGTACAAAGTTTAGAAAAATCTTTAACAAATATTAGAATTGTTACAGGTGATTCTACAGAAAAAATGGCTCAATTTGCAGAACAGGCTAATCGTTCTGCTCAAGCATTAGGACGTAGTACGTTAGATTATACAAAAGCGTCATTAACATTTTATCAACAAGGTTTAAATGACGAGGATGTCCAAGCTAGAACTGAAGCTACTTTAAAGGCACAAAATATTACAGGTGCAGGTAGTTAGATGGCAGATTATTTAACATCTGTGTGGAATGGTTATAAAGTAGCAAATGAAGAAGCTGAATTATATGTTGATAAACTCGCGGCAGTTGCTGACTCTAGTGCATCTGATATGAGTTAGTTAGCTATTGCTATGTCTAAAGTTGCATCAACTGCTAATACAATGGGTGTTGATATAGATCAATTAAATGCTCAAATTGCTACTGTTGTTGCTACGACAAGACAAGCTCCTGAATCAGTTGGTACTGCATTTAAAACCATTTATACTCGTATGAATGATATTAAAACCGGCGCTGATGATGCAGAGGTTAGTCTTGGTAAATATTCAGGAACAATGGCTTCACTCGGTTTTAACGTATTGGATGCAACCGGTCATCTTAGAGACACTGGCTAGGTTATGGAAGAAATAGGTGGTCGTTGGCAAGATTTGACTAGAGAGCAACAGATTTATCTTGCTCAAACTATGGGTGGTCAAAGACAAGTCAACCAATTAATGGCTTTGTTTGATAACTGGACTACTTATAGTGAATTATTAAATACTTCATTAGAATCTGAAGGAACTCTTGCTGAGAAAAATGCTCGTTATATGGAATCTCTTGGTGCTAAGATGGAACAATTAGGAGCAGCAGGAGAAAGAGTGAAAGATAGTTTAATAGATACTGATTCTATGAAGGGAATTGTAGATATTTTAACTAATGTTACTAATTTAGTTGCTACATTATTTGAGAGTATCGGTGGTGGAAATAATGTTCTTTTAGCTTTTGGAAGTGTTGCAACTCAAGTTTTTGGAGGAACAATTTCTAAAGAAATTGCTCATATGATTGAAGGTTTTCAAAATGCCAAAGCTAATGCCGAAATTTTAAAAAATGATATTGCTTTAACAAAAACTTTTGAGAATTCTCAAGGTGAAAACACTAAGGGATTGCAATTTGTTCAAGAAAATATAAAAGAATTACAAAAATATTATTCTATATTAGATGAATCTGCTATTAATGAACAAAAAAATATAATTGATAGAATTGGTGTTTTAAAAGATGAACAAACTCAATTACAATAGAATCAAGATGCTGTAAGAGAATATGCCGAAAGAATAGGAGAAGTAGAGGAGTCTCAAGCTACTTTTAATGATAGTTAGAATTTTTTAAATACTAATACGGCGTTAGGAACTTTAGTTGATAACGCAAAAATTTTAAAAGAACAATATGATATTCTTAAAAATTCTGGTTTTACAAATGATGAAGAATTAGAAAAATTTAAGACTCATTTTGAAGAATTATTAAATGATTCTGAAAATTTGGGTATTAATGTAGATAAAGTTCGCCAGGCTTTTAATTCAGGAAATTGGGCAGAAATAGGTGTTTCTAAGGTTTTTGACGAAGCTATTCAAAAAGGAGAATTACTTTCTACTACTATTAATAAATCTGGAAGCGTTTTAGAAGATACTACTAACAAGATAAATAATTTAACATCAATAATGCAATCAAAACAGAATAGTTTTGAAACGTTATTTAATGTAAATAATGCTATAAAATTTGCTGCTACAGTAGGTCAAATTGGTAGTATTATGACTAGTATTACTAATTTAGGGAATATTATTAAAAATGAAGATTTATCAGCAAGTGAAAAATTAGCTAAAGTATTAACAAATATCGGTTTTCTTTTACCTATGATAATTAATACTTCTAAAAATATTTCTTCATTATTAGGTATTACAAATGCTTTAACTCAAAGAAGATTATTTTTAGAACAAAAAATTTCAAAAGAAAAAGAAAGACAGGCTTTGCTTGATAAAAAGGCTGAAATAGCAGAAAAAGCAAAAGTTTTATAGGCTTAGATAAAATCAGGAAAAGGAGATACTAATAAGGCTCTTTAGGAATTAAAAAATTTTAAAAATCAAGACCTTCATTTAGATGAACAACTTGAAAGTGTTGATAAATATCTTATTAGTATAAAAGATAAAGCTGATAATTTACCTAGTGCTATTTCTACAGCCTTTTCTGCCGCAGGTTCTTCAGTTTCAAGTTTTATTGGTATATTAGGTTCTGTAGCTGTACCTTTATTAGCTATTACAGCAGTAGTGACAGCAGGTTATGCAATATATAAAACATATAATCAAGCTGCAGATGCTGCGAAATAGGCTGCTGAAAATGCACAGTCTGCCAAAAAACAATATGATGAAATGAAGGATAGTTTTAAAAACTTGACTTCTGCTATAGAAGATTATGATAATGCAAAAAAAGCTCTCTCTGAATTAACAAAGGGTACCGAATAGTGGTATGATAAAGTTAATGAATTAAACGATAAGGTTTTATAGCTTATACAAAATTTTCCTGAATTAGCACAATATATTGAAACAGATGAAAATGGATTATTATATTTTAAAGAAAATGGCGAAGAAGAAATAAAGAAAATCTATCGACAAAGAGCTTATGTTTCTGGAATGGCAAATGCTAGTCTTCAAGAAAAAAGTTATTAGGCAGATAGAACAGCTAAAATTGTTGAATAGGGTCGTAAAATTTATGGCACTGGGGGAATGTTTGGCGGTCAAGATATTATGGAGGCAGTTGTTTCTGCCGTTCAAAAAAATGGGACAGCTATTTTAGCAGATGAAGATAAATTAAAAAAAGCTGTTGCAGATGAAGGAGTTGAATTAAACCAAGACCAAATAGATGCTACTAGAGAAAATACTCAACAAATTAGAACTTTAGTTGATTCTTTAAATGCTGAAAAGACTGAAGTAAATGCTTTACGAGATAGTTTAATAAAAACAAATTTAAACAATGAAGAAGAATATCGTAATTCGACACATAAAGAGGCTTTTGCTAATATGGTTGCTGGACTTATTGAATAGGAAAGGCAAAATGGCTTAGATGAATTTTATAAAGAACAAGAAGTATCTTATGGATATGGAATGAATCAACAAAAAACAACCCAGCTTTTATTTGACCGTGATGCTGCTATTAAAAAATACGAAGAATTAACAGGAAAAGAAGTTAAAGAAAAAAAAGGAAAATTTTCAGCAAGACAAGCTGGGACAAATGATTAGTTTGAAGAAATAAAATTTTCTGATATAACAAATTATTTAAGAGAAGCCAGTATTAATATGGAAAAAATCGTAGCTGATACTACAGAAAGAATGGCAGCTGCTTAGTAGAATTTTGCTAGTGTTAGTGATAGAGTAAAAGAGGTTCTATTTAATAGTGGTTTAGCGGGTGGTTTTGATAAAGTTAATACAAATTCTTTAAGTCAAGTAGATGTAAATAAATTAAAAGATTTAAATCCAAATGATTTAGCAGATTTCCTAGGAATAAAAGTTGAAGAAATTCCAGGTAAATTAAAAGAATTAGGAGCTAGTGTCCAAGAGGGCCTTGATAGTTTTATAAATGGTATCGAAGAAGGTAATACTCGTGCAGTAATGTTATAGCTAAAAGATAAATATGGATCAGATTTATCGAGAGAATTAGCTGAAACTATTGCTCAAAATGTTCAAAACGGTTATCAGAAAGTTGGAACTGAAAGCGGAAATGCTATTAGAGATTTCTATAAAAAGCTATCTGGTGATCAAGTTGATGATATTACTAAATTAGCAGAAGAATATAATTATGCTGGGAATTCTGTAGAAGACTTTATAAAAGCTGTTCGAGAAACTGGAGTTACTTCAGAAAAAATTTCTGATGACATGGTAAAGGCTTTTTATGATGCTCAATTAAAAATTCAAGATATTCAAACAAAAGAATATAAAACGGATTTTGATAAAGTAAATCAAGCTAATTCAACAAGTTCCCTAGGAACTCAATTAAATGCAGGTGAAAAGTTAAGCGATAAAGAATTAGTATCTTATAAAGAAGGTCTCCAAGATATTTTAAAAATTTATCCTGAATTAGAGAAACAAGTAAGTATTTTAAATAATACTCAACTGGCTGGAACAAGAGATTACGAATCTGCTTTAAGGGATGTAAAATTAGCATTAATGTCATCTTATCTTGCTATGGGAGAAATGGGCAAAATAACGTCTTAGGATTTTACTAATCAAATGATGACATTAGTGACTGATACAGAAATGTTTCAGAATCTTTATTAGACAGGTGCATTAAACAATGAACAATTTAGTGCAATTCTTCAAAATTTAGCTGCTCAATATGAAAGTTGTAAAGATGAATTGGCTAAATATAATACATAGTTAAGAACTGGAACTGAAGAAACTAAGAATGCCGCAGCTTTTAATTTAATGTTAGCAACTCGTTCTGCTGAAAATGCAGATAAATACGGTATTCAAGCTTAGCAAATTTCTGCCTTAGCAAACCATTATGTAGAGTTAGCTCGTAGTGGAAATTAGGCTTATCAAGGCATGGATTAGAGCAGCGAGTTGGCAGTAGATGCTGCTACTCGTTATATTAGATTGAATGAGGCTGTTTAGACTTTACAGAAAGACTATGCTAAAGTTAGTGAGACTCTATCTGCTTTACAAAATTATGATTTTGGTGAAGTTTTAGGTGATGCAGATTATGCAAAAACTTTTGTAGAAATTAAAAAAGCAGTAGAAGATATTATTGGTATAGAAGAAGGTCTTCTTGATGATGATTTTATAAAATAGCATACATAGGAAATTAAAGAAGCCGCAAATGGATCAGAATAGGCTATTATATCCTTACAAGAGGCTGCCGCAGAAGAAATTTGGGTAAATGTTAATTTAGATGATGAAAAATTTAGAGAAGCTACTTAGATGTCTAAAGAAGAATTTGCAGACTGGATTAATAATTTACCAGAAGGTGAGTTAAGTCTTGATGATACTCAAATGTTAGAAACTTTAGCTAATGCTTTACTTGAAGCAGGGTATTCAGTAGCAGATCTTTAGAATATGTTTGAAGCAGCTCATTTAAATATAGATATGGAGGCGGATCCTTCTAATGTAATCGAAGCAGCAAATCAAGCTATTGCAGCAGTAGATTCTACAGCGTATGATGCTTAGTCTGTTTCATCTTCTCAAACTCAAACTGACCAACAAGAAACAGGAGGGTATGAATTAATTCCTCATGATTAGCAAGGTCATTTTGAAACTCCTCTTTTTAGAGAATCTGTAACACCTTTTGGTGTTATTCCTGAATATGGAGGAATGTAGAGTCACCCTTTCACATATACTGAATTTACTTCTAAACCAGACAAACAAACTCAAGATATTTCTAATGTCAATACTGTTACTGGTGTAAAAATTAAACATGCAAACAAAGCTCCAGTAGGTGGTCAAGTTAGCCATAAAAATAAAAATGGTGGAAACAAAAAAAATACTGGTGGCGGCGGTAAAAAGGGTGGCGGTGGCAAAGGCGGTAGTAGTAAAGCCAAAGAACCTAACAAAGCTAAAGGGGCTACTAATAAAGCTGACCGTTATCGTAATAATACTGTTAAAGCTAATAAACTTGCTAATTCAATGACTAAGTTAAATAAATAGCAAGAAAGATTAACTGGTAAAGATTCTCTTAAAAACTTATAGAAACAACTAGCAGTTCTTGAAAAACAAAAAGATGTTATCAGGGAGCGTTTAGGTCTTCAAAGAGATGAGCAAAATGAGTTAGCTAATAACCTTAAAAAATATGGGGCCACCTTTGATAAAGATGGTACTTTAAATAATTATTTTACTACTCATGATAAGATTCTAAAAGAATACAATGATAAAGTTGCTGAGTGGAATCAAATGACAGCAGAGCAACAAGAGAGTAATAAAGATTATTTAAATAATGCTAAGGAGATAATGGATCAAGCCTTTAAAGATTTAGAGCGTTATGATAAACTCCAACAAGAAATAGCTAAGACTCAACAAGAGCAAATAGATAAAGTTCAAGAACAAATTAATTTAAAAGTTAAATAGCTTGATTTGAAGATTAAGGCGGAGCTTGATTTATCCGAGGCTAAACGAGATTGGAATAAATTCCAGAAAGATATTGTTAATGAGATCAGAGATGATGATATTTTAGGTTTAAATAGATTTAGATTTGCAGATATTGCTTCTTACTATAATAATGCGGGAACCGGTTCAATCCAGAATTTGACTAATCGCTTAAAAGAAGTGATGGGAAATCAAAATGGAATCTTCTCTGGTTCTTATTTTACATAGCAACTAGCTAAAATGTCTATAACAGACCGGGCCGCGCAATTAGAAAAAGTTAAAAAAATCTTTGATGATCTACAAGATCAAATGGAAGGTTTTAAAGAGATTGCCGATGAAATTAAGGAGTCTATCTTTGATGCTATTGATGCTACTCAAGATGCTTTTGACGAGCAAATGGATGAATATGAATACTTAGGTGATTTGATTGATCATAATATGAAAATTACGGAAATGTTCTTCGGGGATGAAGCATATGATCAAATGGCTAAATTCTATGATAGAATTGAAGAAAATAATAATGCTCAATTAGATTTCCTTGCAAAACAAAAAGATTTGTGGTATAGCCGTATGGCGGAAGAACAGGCTCGTATGAATCAGCTAGCTCAGACTCAAGGAACAGATTCTAACCTTTATAAAGAAGCGAGAGATAGATTTGAAGAATATAAAAAACATTGGATGGATATTGTAAAAGATTTAAATTCTACGGTTGAAGATGCTCTTGATAATATTATGGATAAATATAATAATGCTATCAATAAGATTCTTGTAAATTTTGAATTAAAACTTGGTGATGGACACACTTTAGATGATATTGAAGATGAATGGGATATATTAAACGATCAAGCAGATAGATACTTTGATAAGATCAATGCAGCATATGAAATTGATAAATTAGAAAATACCTTTAACGATGCTATTAATGATAATGATGGGGACATAGCTGCTCAACAATCTTTAAATGATTTAATGGAACAGCAATTAGCTTATTTAAGAGATAAATAGAGATTGACTCAATATGATGTAGATAGAGCAAACGCATTACTTCAAATTGAAATGAAACGATTAGCTCTTGAACAATCTCGTTCTAATAAGAATAGATTGAGATTAAGAAGAGATTCTCAAGGTAATTATACATATCAATATACTGCTGATACTGAAGCTATTAGCAAGGCAGAACAAGAACTTGCTGATGCTCAAAATAGTTTATATAATAGTGATAAAGCGGCTTATGTAGATAATTTAAGTGATATTCAAAAGTCTGCTGAAAACATTAAAAATAAATTAGAAGATATTTGGACAGATGAAAATCTATCTAAAGAGCAAAAACTTCAAAAGAGTTATGAATTAGAGAAATATTATGGAGATCAAATTAATAAATTATTAGAGGATAATGCTAATATAAGAAATAATTTAATTCAATCTAGTACAGAAGAATTAGCAAAGATTTATGGAATTAATATAGAGCAATTCCAAGCATTATCTGATACAGAACAAACTAATATTTTGAAAGATTTAATTCCTCAGGCGGGTTCTTATTTATCTAAAATGACCGAAGGATTAATTGGAGATGGTGGAATCGGTAAATTATTTGAAGATTCTATTAATAGATTTTTATAGGCAGAAGATGAAAGAATTAATAGTATTGCCGAAATTGAAAGAAATGGTCAAATTAATTTTGAAGATATTATAAGTGATACTAATACTGTTATCGGTCAAGCAGAACAATTATTAGATAATAACGAAGCTTTAATCAATAGTTACGAGCAAGAATTAAATGCAGTGCAAAATACTATAAATGGTGTAAATGATTTGATTCAAACTTATGAAAGAGCTAAACAAGCAGCAATATAGGCAGCAACTGCTGCTAATAATTTTATTAACCAAGAAAATGTAGAATTAATCGGAAGCTCTTTAAGTCGAGAGGCAGCCGCACAAAGAGCTAATGATAATATTCTTAATTCTTGGGTAGCAAATGGAAATTCATATGGAGATTTACAAAATTACACTCCTTACGAACCTAATTGGCACAGCTCTGATTTTGCTGCTATATTTGGTAGTTCAAATGTTGGTTTAGCAGATTTGGCTGCTCATCAAGAAGCATTACAGAATACAGGAAGTACTACTGGTAATATTATTGGTCAAAGTGAATATACTCCTATCAATGTCAATAGTATATTAGATACTATATAGTCTAATGTATCTCATATAAATGATATATTGGAAGCACTTTACACTGAAAGTTCTAACTATTATACAAATGCTTTAAATAAAGCGAAAGATATAGAAAGAGCTATTATTGCTAACCAAACTGTACATATAGATGCGGACTTCCCTAATGCTAGAGATGTTTCTAATATTATAGATGCTATTAATAATTTAACTTTAGTAGCTGCTCAAAAAGCGGGAAAGATTTGAGATTAAGCTGTGGGGGCTAATGCCCCCACAGTATATAAAAAGGAGGGATTATTAATGTTAAATAATTCAAACCAAATATCTGAAGCTATATTAGAAGCAATTAATATAATTTCAGATAAAAAAATATCTAAAGCAGAATTTTCTTCAACTATACAAGGTACAATAGTTGAATGTAAAGATGCTTCTTTAGGTAAATATCTAGTAAAATATCAAGATAGTTTATTAGAAGCATATTCAACTTCTCCTTCAGTATCTTATAGTAAAGATAGTTTAGTTTATATTTTTGTTCCAGACGGCAACTTAAAAGAATATAAAGTTATTTTAGGAACAACTAAACAACTAGGAACAAATTATATTGAAGAATTTACTGGAGAAGAGTATTTTGACGCGGGAGAAAATTTTATTTCTAGCGATTATACAATAGCAATGAGTTCATATTAGACTAAATAGCATGAACTTTTTAATAGAAACGGTGAAAATAATATTATTACCTTATCTGAAAATATAGCTAATGAAATTAGAAATGCAAATTATTTAAAAATGACTGGCACAGTTCAGACTGGATTGCCATATGATCAAAAAAGAAATGGGCATTATGGAGTTAGAATAACTCTAATAATGAAGAATAGTGCCACTGGCGTTGAAGAACCTCAAGATTATTATTTCGATAATAATAACTTCTTTGGTAATCCATATGAATATACAACAGCATCTAATCAAGTAGTATCTTGTTAGATTGATAGTGATAATTTTGTGGCGGTCGACCGTATTGTATGTTTTGTCTAGGATTTCCCGAATCAGGTAGAGTAGGGAGAGGAACCACCGGCCGCAGATATATTTATTTATAATTTTGCAATTAATGGGAGTTATAAATTAAATGACAGTGAAAAATCTTCAGTTGCTATTGTTTTAAAAGCGGAACGTGGTTATACATTTGGAAAAGATTCTAGTGATGATGATACTCGTTCTATTGTTGCTAATCTTAGAGTAAAAATGAAAGAAGTAAATTTAGAATAGCAGAATGTTCAGATTTACTGGTTTATACAAGATTTAAAGATAACTTCTCGTAGCCCATAGTATTTAAATTATGGTGGTATGGGATGGAGATGTATTAATGAAAAAGTTATTTCTGATAATGAAACACCAAATAGATTTAATCCTTCTCCTTCTATTGAAATAAAGAAAGAAGATGTTGCTTTTTCTAAGCAAACAAAGTTTAAATGCGTGGCTGTATATGATAATAAATCTTATTCTAAATAGTTTTTAATTTTTAATCAAGGAGCAACTTATGAAGTTACATTAATTTCTTCTGAAGGAACATCTTTCCATCATTCGGCTGGGCATCCTAATCTTATTTGTCAAGTCTGGAGTGAAGAAGATGGAGAAAGAAAAGAAATAACTGATTAGGAAAATAAGATTTTTAAATGGCAAGTTTGTAATTATCAAAATAAAACAACAGATATAATAGAAGATGATGTTTTATATGTAAAGGCTTTAAAAAACAAAGCAGAAATTGAAGATGCTGTCGGAGTTGAAACTTATTGGAACTAGACATGTGAAGTAGATAAATATTATGATGATTTTGGACTTTCAAAACAAGATGGTCTAAAAACATATAAATAGTTTTATGATTTATATAATAAAATTATATTTAGTTATGAGAATAATCAACATTTAGAAAGAAACATTTTATATAATGTAAATTTACAAGAAATTATTAATTCTAGTACTTTCAGATGTTCATGTTACGAAAAGAAAGATAATGGTATCTAGCAATTAATTGGAACTGCTTCTATTGAAATTAAAAACACTCCTACTTCTTCTAATGGATATGCATTAGTGATAAATCATGGAGATCAAACTTTTCTTTATAATGAAGAAGGTGCTTCTTTACATAGCAATGCTATTGATGAACCATATCAACTTTTTGATTTATCTTATACATTATATTATAATGGAAATGAAATAAAACAAGAAGATTTACAAAATGGAACTACTGTAACTTGGAAAGTTCCTATTGAAAATACTATGTTAGATATGGGTAGTAATGAATATATTACTGATACTGAAAATAATTTACCGATAGGTATTAAAAATACATATGATAATAATTTAAGTAATAATGATATTTATTTAATTATGCAATATAAAGATCAAACCTTTATTACAAAAACTAATTTTACCTTTAGTAAGTAGGGATAGAATGGAACTAATGGTACAAAATATCAATTTAAATTAAAAGTAAAAGATAATAAAGAGCCTGTTATTACTTATAAAAATGGATAGTGGGAACCAGAAAGTTTGATTGTTGAACCTGAATTATGGAATAATGGAATAAAAACAGAGATTAACGGTATTTTAAATTGGAAGATTTTAAAAGATAATTTAAAAGGTAGTTCTTCGATGTTAAGTAATGATTTTAAGCCAGTAATTCAGAAAGGTAGTAATTTAAAAGATAGATAGTTTAATTTACAAGAAAGACCTTCGATCGTAGAAGGTTTATCAAATATTATTGAAGCGTAGTATTCTAGCGGACCAGATGGATATAAATATTATGCAGATTTACCTATTTCATCTATTATACAACAAAGTGAAGATGATAGATATAACGTAAGAATAAAACCTGGTACTGGTTTTAGATATGTTACTTATAGTAATGATGGAACTAAACCTTCTTATAGAAAAGGAAATCCGTTTGAAGTAAATATTTATAAAACGATTATAAATGATATTGAAGAAGAAGTTACTAATTATTAGAATGAAGAATTTACTTATGAGTGGGAAGTTCTTCCAAGAGAAAGTAAATTATTATAGATTGTTTCAAAAAATGATGAAGATGATGAAAATATTTGTACTGTTGTTCCTGTTGATGTATTTACAAAAGGAAATCAAGTAGATAATGCTTTATTATTAACAATTAAAAAAGGTAAAGAAGAAGAAAAAGAATTATTTGCACAGGTTCATATCCCAATCCATTTTATGTTAAATAGATATGAGAATAGAGCTTTAAATGATTGGAGCGGGACTGCAATTGAAATAAATAATGAAGATGGATATATATTAACTCCTCAAGTTGGTGCTGGTAAAAAGGATAATTATAATCGTTTTACTGGTATTATCATGGGATAGACTAAAACGAAGGATAAAAATTAGATTGGATTCAAAGATTAGACTGGGTTATTTGGTTATGCGGCCGGTGCCCGCAGTATTTTCCTAGATGCGGAGACTGGTAATGCCTAGTTCGGTTTAGCTACTAAAGGCCAGATTAAGATTGATGTAGATGGTCCTGCTGCAATTAGATCAGGTGATTATCCTAAAAAAGAAGAAGATCCGAAGAAAGGAATGTAGATTCAATTTTCAGACCCGCCGCATATTAAGTTTGGTTCAGGCAATTTTGAAGTCAATCATGAAGGTCATATCCATGCTGTTGGGGGTGGTGACATTGCAGGATGGCAAATTAGTGATGATTCTTTATCTAAAGGATACGTTACATTAAGTTCTAACAATGATAAACCTACTAATTAGGCAATTAAGGTTACAAATGGAGAAAAAAATATTTTCTCTGTTGATTATCGTGGTTACTTACATTCAGAGCAAGGTGATATTGCAGGTTGGACTATTGAGCCAAATAGATTATTTAAAAATAATGTAGGTATGGCTTCTACTGGAGAGCATGCTTTTTGGGCAGGAGATAGCTTTTATGTAAATCATAATGGAACATTACATTCTTCTCAGGGAGATATTGGTGGATGGCAAATAAAATCAGATAGATTAGTAAAAAATAATGTTGGTTTATCTCCTGTTCGTACTGCTAATACACCTAATGCATTTTGGGCAGGAAATGTTTTCCATGTAACTCATGATGGGTATTTGTATGCTAAAAACGGTAATATTGGTGATTGGTATTTTGGAAATAAAGGTCTTTATAGCAATGGAGGAACTCCTTATTGGGACATAAATGGAACTGGAGTTTATGTTGGTGCGGATGGAATAAGATTAGGAAAAAATTTTTACGTTCAGTCAAATGGTTATTTATACGCTCAATCTGGAAAAATTGGTAACATAACAATAAGTGGAAGAGGATTATCTGGTGATAATTTTAATATTGATGGAGCTGGTGTAGCAAAATTTACTGATGTTATAATAAATGGTGCTAGCGTAACAGGAATGATGAAAGCTTCTAACTCTGGAGGTTTTAGTGGAGGAGGAGGATTTACTAGTACTGGAAGTGGAACTAGATTTGATCCTAGCTCTGTCACAACTACAAAAGGAGATACTATTGATAAACATACTGAAAATTTAATTATTAATAAAATTACAGCTAATTATATATCAAGTAAATTAAATGAGTTAGAATCAGTTTATGTGCAAAGATTGTCTTGTACAGGATCTATGACAGCAAAAGATTTTAATGCAAGAACATTAACAAAAGATGACGCTGATGTTGCAACAGAAGATTATGTAAATGGTCTTTTTAATTCTTTATTAAGAAGGATTGAAGCTTTAGAAAATAAATCTTAATGATTTTTATTAAAGGACAAATTTAATTAAAAATTCCTTCCTTTTTATAAAAAATATTATAATATAAAACTTTTATAAAAAGGAAGGAATTACCTTATAAAAAGGAGGGATAAATATGAGAGAAAGATTCTCAGAAATAAATATTACTGGAACAGCTAATCCTATTCCAGTAGGAGCGGAAGCAAAAGACATTACTTTAAATGATGGCAGTATTTTAGAGGAAGCTCTTGGAGATATAAACTTTCAAGAAAATGGAAGTATTATTGACCAAATTAATAAAATAAGTATGAAAATAGAAAAAGATACGAGTTATGCTCCTTTATCAGCACCTCGTATTAAAGATGCTTTTTCAGTAAGACGATATAATAAAGATAATATATTAGCTTCTGTTATGGCTACAGGAGGAACAAAGAGAGGTATTACAGCTAGTTATAATCTTTATCAATGGAAAGTAACTGGAGCTATTTTAGCAGGAAATAATGATACAATAGTATTATTTGGATCTGATGATCACTCTAAGAATTTAGCAGGACCATCTAATTATCTTGTTACAATAAAAAATAATATAAATAATGCTTTACTTGGAGATAGTTCTAATCCTATTATTAGTTTGAGATTTGACATATATAATTCAACATCAGGAACTACTAGTACAGTTTATGTATATCAAGGAGACGAAACAAAAGATTTTACAATTCCAGCAAATTGTTTTCTTTATCGAATTAGTTTAAATATTCATGCTGGAAATGAAAATACTATAATTGAAGAGGGTATTTTAAAATTTGAATTAAAAAATTTAAATGATCAACAAGAAGATACTTATAATGTTGTTTTTGACGTACAGCAAAATTTAACAAATAAATCATGGACAACAACCGTTGCTGAAAATTTTGTTGTGAGTAAAGGACTGCAATCAGAAGCAAGAAGTTCATTAGGAACTATTTATAATTCTAAATGGGAAGGAAATTTTGATATTTCTGGTCGTATAAATATAACTCAAGCTCCTACTGGTAAAACAGGAGTCTTAGTAAATGACGGTTCAGTAAGTTTTGGGATGCAAAATATTAATAATTATACAGGAACAACAATTGCTCAAAAAGCGGCAAATCAACGTAGTAAATCACTTCCTTTCACTTCTTATTTTATTGCACCAATGTATTTAGATGATGGATTAGGATTATTACGATATGGTGCTGCAGGAGCACATGATTTTTATGTAGGAACAAATACTTTTGGGGGAACAGCTCAATTTACTATTACAGCAGGTTCAACTAAAATAAGAAACACTTTAGAATTATGGAATCAAAAAGTTATTTCATCACAGTTAAGTTTATGTAAAGAATTAATGTCTTTTCAAGATATTGAAAATTTATTATTAGATAATACTATTTATCAATGGCGTCCTATGCTTTTCATTACTGGTCACGTTTTAGGAAGTTGGTTAGCTTGGAGAGATCAATATACGAACGTCTCTGTAGGGATAGGATGGAGAGTTATTAATCCAGATAATGAATATGTTTTTCAAGGTTTTGCTATGTCTGCTATGGATAATCATGATAATTTTACTGGAAATCCTGGATTATTTAAATTTAGATATAGTTTTTATCCAAAAGCAGCTAATAAAAGAAGAAAATTTATATCTTATAAAGTATTTAATGCTAATCCAGCTACTATTAATCAATATGTTCAAGTTAGAGTAGGCAATGGAATGGGCAGTAATGGTTTCTGGTCATCTTATTCAAGGGCAAATAGTACAGCAGGATAAAAATAAAGCCGTTCAATTTTTTACAATTGAACGGCTTTTTCTTTTATTTAAAATGCACTTGCATGCTATTTAACATAAGCAAGACCTAAACCAATAGCATCACTTATATCATCGTTTACTTTGATTCCATACTAATTTTTAACTAACTACATACTTGCTTTTTTCAAACCTTCTCTTTTTATACCGCGGCCGGTCTTTATCCCGCAGATTCTACGCCAATGACTAGCAGTATAGAACTAAACATTCTATAAACTATAAGTCTAATATAAACTTAATACAATCATAGCTTGTAAATATATTAGCACTTTATATACAGATTGATTATGTTTTACATCCTATGGCAAAACATCTTCCATAACAATATTAGTTGGCTTATATTTTTTATATATTTCTAAAATCCTATTCTTCATTTTAATAATTCTTTTAAAAGAACTACTATCTGTAGCAATAATACACTAGTAATGAATTAACTTTTCATCCTAGAAAATTGCTATACCTGTACTTTTACTACTTGCATCTATCGCTAAAACTTTCATATTATTAATATACCTTTCTTATTTATTAAGTCCAGTATATCATAAAAATTTTTAAAAGTCAAATTTAGGTAAAAAAATAAATGCAACAAGATAATACTTGTTGCATTTAAATTATTTTCCAGTTGAACCGAAACCGCCTTCTCCACGGTCAGTTTCATCTAATTCTTCAACTTCTTCCCAATCACATAAAAATCTTTCCATTAAAACAAATTGCGCTATTCTATCGCCAGGATAAATAATTTGATAAGAATGACTATCATTATGAATAGCTACGATTATTTCTCCTCTATAATCGGAATCGATTATACCCGTGCAATTAGCAGGCCGCAATCCTTGTTTAGTAGCTAATCCACTTCTTGGATAAATTCCACCCCAACAATTATTAGGGATAGCCATTGCAATACCAGTTCCAATTTTTACTGTTTCATGTGGCGGAATTGATATAGATTTATCTAGACATGAATACAAATCATAACCGGCTGCCGCGTCGCTTCCATGAGTTGGAATAACTGCTTTGTCATTTAGCCTCTTGATTTGAATAGGAAAATGTCTTACAATTCTTTTATCCATTATTAAACCTCCTCGTAAGAAACAACAACTTGTTCAGCTGGTTCTTTTTCAGAAGTGAATTCTTTAGTAATAAGAACTCGTCTCCATTCATCTACTACTTCACCTTTTGACTTTTGTGTTTTTATTTCACTACTTGATTTAATCACAGTATATTGACCGTCTTCTTTAGCTTCATTAATAAGGGCCTCAGCTTCAGCTTCTGTATCACATCTATATTGTTCCGTAACTTTAATTAAATAACGACTCATTTCAAAATCTCCTTTTAACTCTTATTAAAATAATTATATCATATTTTTTTATGATTGTAAAATAAATTTAATAGGTTTAGTTCCATTAATTTGATATTCTGTATCTTTCTGAACTTTCTTAATATAAGTATCTGGACCTTTTAAAGTAATTTCATTTACTTCTTTTAATTCAGAAAAGAAATTTGGTAAATCAGGAGTAGGTACTTTTTCAATTTTAACCAACCCTTTATCATCTATAATACTTACATTTTGCATATAATTTCCTAAACAAACATTACAAAAAACTTTCATAATATTTCTCCTTACACTTCTATAACAGCATTATCATATGGAAATAGATAATAAGCATAAGGTTCATCATTTATCCTAATCCATATTTCAAAATTACCATCTGATTGTTCTTCTATTGATAATAATTCTCCTCGATCTGTACAACATCCAATACATTCTTTTGCTGCTAAAGCAGGTGGATTAGGATTCTGATTGTCATACATATGAAATATTGTTATATCACTTCTATCTTTACAATATAACATTGCATAAGTATCACACTTCATATTAAAAAAATCTTCAAGTTTAACTTGTGCTCCACCTATTTCCAATACATTCATTGGTTTAAATATTTCTTTATTCGACATTAATCGCTTATTAGCTTCATATAATGTCCCCAAAGTAAGTTGACTTTTAGTCTCCATACATGATAGACCTCCTTATACTTCTGTCTTTATATATAATCCACAATGACATTCTCCAATATCTTGTTCTCTAAATTCTTTACACATACATAATGTATCTTCATTTTTAATTATTTTACATGGGCAATACCCAGAGTTTTCTCTGAGTTTTGCCCTAATCTAATTAGCTAATTCTATATCTTCCGTTACTTTTACTTTCAATGTTTCACAACCTTTCTGCATATTGATTATCGGAAGCAAGATTCACACCTAATACTTCATCATAATGAGGAGTTTGATTTGGAATATATCGGCCGTATTTGATAATTATATTTTTATATTGATTTTCTTTAATAAATTTTATAAGAGTCTGTGGACGCTCTTCTTCTTTATTATATCCAGTATATATTACAAAATCATCATTGGAAAATTCTCTAAATTTTTTTATAAAGAGGAATAACATAACCATGGTATCAAGAGGTTCAAGTCCTTGACAAACTATTGCTTCTGTTATAGGATTTTTTAAATATTTTTCAATAATATATTCTTCTTCAATTTTAATAGGACGAACCTTTGTGAGAGGACTGTTTTGACAAATTGGTTTTCCATATTCTTTATCACATTTAAAATCACAACAAGGGAACTCAATCACCATAGCAGGCTTTTTATAATTAACAAAATCTTCATCAATAATTCCTTTAACAAACATTAATTAATCTCCTCGGCTGTTTTATTTATTGCTTCCCATCTTCTCATACCATATTCTTGTTTTCTTTCTCTACTCCAAGTTTTAATAGGAGTATAAAATCCTACGATACGAGTATATTCTGTATATATTGGTTTACCACAAACTGGACATGTAGTTCCATAAAAAGCATGATTATCTTCACATGCTTGAATTTTAGTATTAAATGCAAAATAAGTTACGCCTTGATCTGCAATATAATTTACCATCTTCCATGCCTTATCAAAAGAATCAAAAGGCGCATCAATGTTAGCATGAAGAATTGAACCACCATTACAATACTTATCAAAAATAGCTTGTACTCTTATTCTTTCTTGAAGTGTTGTTTTAATACCAAGAGGCATAAACTGATTTCCATAAAGAGGTAAATCGTATATATTTGCATTAGGATAAAAGAACTTATCTTTCTTTGTAAGTTTTGCGGCCGCTGATTCACCGGGGATTTGTTCAGTATTAATCATGTAATCACACTGGTTTCGTACGATGAAATCATCCGCCACCCGCCTCATTGTTTTAAAAATCTTTTCTCCAAATGCTAAAGCCTCATCTGTATAGAAAGTATTTCCGAATTCATCTACTCTTGTGTATCCAAACTTTTTCATTGTTTCGTACACTCCAATAAAGCCAATGGTGTTGTATAAGTGTTCGAAATCTACAAGTTTGTGTTTAAAATTAGGGAGTAACCCTTTTTCTACATTTCTTTTGATAATATGGCGTACTACATCTAAACCTTGTAAATTTGTTTCTAATCTGCGCTCAAGTTCGGCTAAATATTCCTCCTCAGAGGTTGTATCAAGAGCTAACCTTGCAAGATTAATTGTAGAAACTTTGACACTTCCTACTTTAAGAGCCGTTCCCCCGATGCTGTTGAAATAACCTAAATCTCGTATATCACTTTTTAACCTACAACAATTACTTAAACTATTAACACTATCATCTACAAAAATATTACTATCATTCCAAATCATATTATGACGAATCGCCCATTCTGCAAAGTTTTTATCTACAAATTCTCCATTCTGTCTTAATAAAGAAATTGTACTCACAGGAAAAGTAAACATATTTTCTTTTCTAATATGAGCCATTTCTTCCATATATATTTTTTGGAAGTTAATAATTTCTTCCTCATAATCAATCATAAAAGTTCCATCTGGAAATTCTGAGCCGCCAAACAAAGCTTCAAAATAAGGTCTATCAAAAATAGAGGTATTAGTAAATGCCGATTGTTGTCCATCTCTTGTATAGGGTTGGTTTACAGCATAGATAAAGCGTTGAAAATTTTGTCTTGCATAGTTCTCTGCATTTCCGCTAGAATCAATTCCGAGATAATTATTTTCTACATCTTTTCTCCAAAAATAATACATATAAGGAATTAAATTGGGAAGACCAACTGCTCCTGAACTTCTATTACTAGCGAAACCGATAAATTCTTTTACGAAGTCTACAAATACTTCTAAGTGCTTTGGAGGTTTAGCATTAAAAGCTCCATCAATAAAATAAAGACCTTTTTCTGCCAAATCTTTAAGATCATAAGCAAAACAATAATGTTTAAATGTCGATGTGTCTGCATCATGCATATAAAGCTGTCCCATCCATTCCATTCGTAACCAAGTATTAGCAGCTTTAAAACCATATTTTTTTTGAATCTCATAATAAATTTTATTAAAAGATAATAACTTTCTATGAGGTTTTGGCATTTCTGATAACAATGTAACTATATCTTTTTTAGTTACGTTACTATTACCATCAATAGAAGCATCTGCTACTGTAGTCTAATCAATAAAGTTATCAATAAAATCAGTATAACTAAGTTGAGCATCGTCAAATCCGTTAATTCTAGCGATGTCAGTCCCGAACTCTCCCTGTAGTTTATTATATTGTGTCACAAAGTTCTTACTTAATTTAATATCAATTTTCATTCTTCTCGTACTCCTTTAACCATTTAACAGCTTGAGAGAAATCTAATAAAGTTGTAAGAGATGAAGAATCAAATAGCTCTTCTTCAATTCTTAATGTAGGAACTGTTTGAACTCCCCATAGCATCATTTCTTCTATATCATCCTGTAATTCATATTCAATTCCTAGACTATCCATTTTCTTTTTTAAGACTTGACATCTAGGACAATTAGTTGTATAAAAAATAATCTTCTGCATAAAATTTCTCCTTCTGTTTGATATTAATATTTTAAAATGATAAAGAGTTTATTATTTCATTCTGTCCTTATCATTTTAAAATATTTTCTTTAATATAAGAAATAATATCATTTAACAATGTGAATTTATTATCATTATTTTCAATGGTGATAAAATCAAAACCTGTAGTATTATATGTCACTGGAATAAAATCTTTTTTATCTGCAATAAAACGTCTAATAATCTCATCACAATCAGGAGATTCTTCTCGTTGTAATTGTCTTAGTAATCTAGTTTTATCAGATGATTTTATATAAATTGGATAACATTCAATGTTTTCATTCTTTATAATTTGTTGAATACGTCGAATATCATATATACCTATATTAATTTTATCTTTACTTAAATTATCAATAGCACTACCATAGAACCAGTTCCGAAACTCAACATGCTCGATAAGTTCTTTAGCAAAGAAATCTGCGGCCGTTGGTAAGAAGTGATAGTTAACTCCAGCTTCTTCCCCCTTTCGCATCGGCCGCGTAGTATAAGAAACTACTCTAAATAAATTTTCTTGTCCAAAATTAGTTTGGAGAAGTTCTCTGAGAGTGAAGTCTTTTCCACTCCCAGACTCTCCAAATAATGCTATTAACTTATATTTCTAATTACTCATTATTTTCCTCCATTCCGTAACGAGTGGCTGTAAGAGAAATATCTCTACCGACTACTTCAGTAATTTTATATAACTGATGCCCTCCAGTAGATTTATATTTTTTTGCTACAAAGGTATCATCTCGTCGATATCCAGTAACTAAAAGTTTTACTCCTCTAGTAAACCAACCTTTTTCTTTAACTTTCTTTTCACCCTTTTCATTTACTTCACTAATCTGACGATTGAACATTGCATAATAATCTCTAGTCAGCTTTACGTTCACAACTCCAGATGTAGTGAGCAATACAACCGAATGCCGCGTATCATTCTTACCAATCACTGTCCCTGCAATTCTACATAATTTATAAATAGGAATTTGAACTCCATTTCTTTTAAAGAAATAATCTACTTCAGGAATTACGGGAAGATTATTAAAATCTATAATTCCATATTTCCTATTATTAATATTTTTTAACTCATGGTCATGATAATAAAAACACAATGAAGACATTTCCCAAGCAGAAATATTGCCCATTGCATATTTATCCCATTCTGCTTTAAACAGTTTTTGGTTTACTTCTTTTAATAACTGCTGTTGATTTTCTTTTAACCAATCTCTAGCAGTATCCATTATCTTTTGATAAATTTTTTCCCAATTTTTTTGTTCAATCATAGGGATACCATTTGAAACTTTATCAATAGTATCTGGGTCAAAATTATTAAGATAAAATTTAATTGCATATTCATGTGGAATATAATAATAATTTATATTATCTTCTTTCCATTTATACGCTTTCAAATATTTATTAAAATTGAACACTCTTTTTTGAAAAGAAAGTTCTTGAGGTATTAAATCTAAATTAATTAAACCACTAAAATTCTGTAAGTTTAACTTCTTTTTTGGTTCTGAAGTTAATGACAAATAGTATGCCATTATAAAAATTCTAGGTTCAATCTCTTTTGTGTCTTGTTCAAGATTATCAAATGCTCCAGCTTTAATTAAACTTATCATTGCAGTTTTATTAAGGGGACATTTATTAAGAAAATCTTTAAAAGACATATAAGGTCTATTTGCTTTTATTTGTTCGATAATCGGAGAACCCACTCCATTTAATGCTTTCATACCAAATAAGATTTGATTATTTTTTACATCGGGTTTGAATCCATAATCAGATTTGTTTATATCAATTAAAGAAATTTGAATACCATCGTTAATTATTTCACCGATGGCTTTCGCAATTTTACCATAATCAGTAGATTGCTCTTTCTTTTTTACTGGTTGTCCATCTTCGTCATATTCATTATCATCTTCATCTTCAAGACTACCACTATTAACAACAAGACAAGCTGTGTCCCAATAAATTGGATTCCATTGTGTTGCAATATAAGCAGTTTGGAAACCTATAAAACTATAAGCAAGAGCATGAATAATAGAGAACGAATAACCCATCTGAGGACCAACTCCATTTTCCCATACATACTTACCAAGTTTTGAAGAAGATGCTTTATCTAATATTTTTTGATGCAACTCTGGAATCTTACTCATTTGCTTTTTACCGACTATTTTTCTGGCGGCGTTTGCTTCTGCCAAGGTAAAACCGCAAATATTCTTATCCATTAACATTAACATCAACTGTTCCTGTGAAGGAGGTACACCATATGAAGATTTGAAATATGGTTCAAGATAATCTCTTTCCTTAGGAGTTAGTCCAAAATCATACATTTCTTTATACCATAGGTCAAGATTATTTTTAAATCGAATATATTTTTCCATTGGAGTTTCAGCACCTTTTTCTGCGGTCATTAACCTCATAAGACCATTGGCGTCTGATAACTCAAGAATCGTTTTCGGTTTAATCTTTTTAGCAGCTTGACTTCCTACTTCAGAGTCAAACTGAAATACATTTATAACACTGCCATTTTGAATTGCATCCCAAATTCTTTTATCATTTAAAGGTAAAACATTAGGATGAAAATATTTATCATATACAGGACGAAGATTAATTCCATAATCTTCAATTACTCCATCTTCCTGTAAAAATCTAATTGCTTGTGCAAGTTTATCCTGCACTTCAGTTACAAGGAAATCATACTTGGTAAGACCTGCTGCTTCACAATCATGCAAATCATATTGAGTAATAATTTCACCCTTTGGAGTTCTCATAAAACATCCAAATTCATAAGGATCCTCATCAAAAAGAATTACACCTGAAGCGTGGCTACTACGTTTATTTACAAGTCCGACAATACCAAAAATAATATCAAGGAGTCCTGGGTAGGTATTTACCTCTTTTACAAATACATGAACAGGTTCTCTTCCTTTATCTTTATTACCATTGATTACATCTTCAAGCGGCCAGAGGAAACCACGTTCAGAGGGGATTAATGATGCTATATACTGAGCTTCATCATTATCAATACCGTCAGGATAATCTTCACTTCTATATCCGCGGCAAGCCGTAAGAACTGCGGACTTCGTCTGTTCTGTACCATATGTAGCTATTAAAGTACAACCTAGATTTTTTCGAGAAAGCTCGTCTATATCTGGATTGAACCGACTTCCGCGCTCTTCTTTTATCTTCTTTACTATTGTGCCTTTTTTAGATGGACATATATCTATGTCAATATCACCTAACTCAACACGTTCTTCATTCATATATCTAAAGAATGGAAGATTCCATTCAATTGGGTCGAGCTGAGTGATACCAAGAAGATAGTGATTTAATGCGGCACAACTGGAGCCTCTTCCTGCTCCAACCAAGCTCCCACACTCCCACATCATATCAATATAATATTTAAGAGTAATAGGATATTTAAACATATTGGTTCCAAGTTTTTCTCCTATTACTCTTTTTACTCTTGCTTCTTCTTCAAGTTCATCCCAATATTTTTTAGTTAAAAGTTTTTTATTTGTCATCTCTGATAAACATTTATGTACCCAATATCTATCATAAATATCATCAGATTTATACATATCTTCTAAAGTAGGATAATCTTTTGAATACCATTTAGGCTCTTGCTTAGGATAATCTTTAACAGGTACACTTGGAATTGTTTGGTTATGAAGTAAATCATATACTTCAATTTTATTAAACATTTCCATACTATTAGCATACATTTCTTCAATTAACATACCAATAGAAGGTTCTAAATTAATTCTTATATCCTCATCAGACTGAAGATATGTGTATTCATAAAACGCGTCTGTTTCTCTCTCTCCACCTTTTGAATTAAGATAGGCTTTATGAATATATCTATCGTCCCGTTTTAGATAATGAGCGTCATCGCCTATTACCAATTTTTTATGAAATACTTGTGCTATCTGTGCCAGTTTATTATTTGCAATAATTTGATCTTTAGATGCACCTGGTGCAACTTCCACATAAAAATCATCACCAAATAAATCATCACAAAAGAACATAAAATCTTTTATCTGTTGATGTTTTTTATTTGCAGTTTCAGTATCTTCAATCTTTCTAGCATGTTCCATTTCTACAATACAACTAGAAAGTTCTCCGCCTAAACATGCGGATGTTGCTATTAAATGACCTGGGTCTTTTTTGACAACCGCCGCAAGTTCCGATTTTAAAGTAGGAACTCTTTCCATACCGCGGTCCCAATATGAATTCATCCAGGCTATCGAAGACAACTGCCGCAATTGGTTATGTCCAATTGCATCTTTTGCTATTAATATAAAGTGATAATATTTAATTCCTTTATCACGAGTATTTGTTAAATAAATTTCATCACCTATTCCAATTTTAAAATCTGGATTTTCTTTTTGTAATTTACAAATACGAATAGACTGCGCTATTGTTTCGTGATCCGTAACAGCTAGCCCAGCCAATCCAATATCTTTTCCCCTCTTAACGAGATCGGGTAATTTATTTATGCAATCCAGTAAACGAAAATTTGACATTTCCGTATGGTTGTGAGGAGAAAAACGTTGCATTTTAATCTACCATCCTTTTTTATTTTATATATAATTATAACATATATTTTTTATTATGTCAATATTTCTCAACAAACTCAATTGTCATACCGCATTTATCACAATAATAAACAAAATTTGTAGAATAACGATGACCCACAGCAGTTTCATATACCCAGTGTCCTCCGCATCCTTCATGGATACCATTATTATATATTTCCGTTGAGACAGTAACAGAACATGCGTATATTATAAATAGATTTCTTTAAAAAGAGATTCTAATTTTTTAGATTGGATATTCCAATTCTTTGCACTCTATTCCATGTTCATTGAAATACTCCTGTAAATATTTTCTTTCACTACATAAATTATTAGGTGCTTCATATACAATTAAAACAATAGTATCTTTATTAAATTTATTTAAACAATATTCAAAAGCTTTCATCATTTTATCAAAGTCAATAGTTTCAAGTAATTGCTTATATTCTTGCATAGCTAAACAATTCCCTTTAAGAATGTTTTTATTTTCGCAGGGGCAGCTGCATGTTCCATATTTCTGGACTATAAGAGGTTCATAACGAAGCCCGCATACTATTCCTCTTTTATCTCTATAATATTCTTCGCCTTGAGGCGGGCGGTACCAGTCTGGATCGCGGAGGCAGGTTGAAACAGGTATGAGATTAGGGGTAAAGTTCCTAATCTGATAAAAATAGCTAGTTTTTATTTTTATCA